GTTAATCCTCGAAGAAGAAAAGCCTAAAAAAGAAGAAAAACCTAAAAAAGAAGAAAAACCTAAAAAAGAAGAAAAACCTAAATCCGAACCCAAGCCAGAAAAGAAAGAAGATCTTTCTCTTGATAAATTTAAGAAAATCTCCGGTACTACAAGCAATAAGCTTAGTTTGGGGAAACCAATTACTGATGCTGGTTTATCTGGAATGAGAGACCGCGCCACCGACCCAAAAGAAGCAGCTGAGCTCCTAAAAGACCTCGGCCTTGGTGGAATTGGTGGTTCGAACGTATACGAGTATTTATACAATTTGTATGGAAAAGCAAGTGGATCCGATATGGACGTCCTTATTGATGGCGTTGAGCTTGTTCAGGATATTAACAAAGTACCTGGCGTTCAAATAAATCTTAAAGGTGTCTGGAACCAAGATGACAAAGGTGGAAAGCGATCTTATGGTTATATTAGAAGCTTGCTTATCGCAGCTATGAACACTGGAACAATATCAATTCCAGCAAGAGAAAAAAGATCTTTGAGGATTGAAATGTTGGATGGTACAAGTAATTTAATAGCTTACGTCGGAAAGTCTAAAAGTTGGGGTATTGAAAAATGAATGAACGAATATTAAGGCTCTACATCCGCGCATTTCTCTTAGAAGAGAAGCAGACACTCGGTGAACCTGATACAACTGCAGAAACTATGAGGGATGAACCACAACCACAGTATGAAGACGAAGAAGATACTGACAACGACAAATCTTCAGACAACGCAGACGAGGCCTCTACGGTGGCTGGATTAGGCGGAGGCCTAGGGCCGATGCAACCATTAGAGTATGACCCTGAAAAGAAGGTCCTTGATCCATGGGACGACGAAGACGAAGACGATAAATAGTCTGTACTTTTCTTTTTTGAGTGCTATATTATGAGTGTGCTTTTTAGCACATTTCACACACACAAAAAGGAGATCACCATGGGTGACAAGAATAAAAGCGGGTACGAGCTACGTACTGAATTACTGGGAATGGCCATGGCAATGGTTGCTGATCGAGTCGGCCGAAAGGTTGAAAACGAACACTTCAAGCCTGAAGGTCAACGACAGCCAGTCGCTTTCTATACTACTGAGGATGTTATTGCTGAAGCTGAGAAGCTTTATAATTTTGTCCAAAAGAAAGCTTAAATACTTTGTACAAAGGTTCTAGAAACCATATAATGAATATGTTGATGAGAATCAACGTTCAAAAAATAGACATTTAAACATTTGACTAGGAGAAATAAACATGGCTATTGACTTCAATGCGCTTCGCAAGAAGCTTGGACAGCTGTCCGGAAACAATTCAAAACGGCGCGCCTTTTGGCGACCGGAAGAAGGTAATGAATACACCGTAAGGATCCTCGCGTTCCCCGATAATGATGGTAACCCATTTAAGGAACGGTATTTTTATTATAACATCGGCAACAACCCCGGCCTTCTGTCACCATACCAATTCGGCAAACCGGATCCCATTCAAGAGCTTATTAATAAGCTTCGAGATGAAGGGTCTAAGGAATCTTATGAGCTAGCGAAAAAGCTATATCCTAAGATGCGGTCTTATGCTGCTGTTATTGTTAGGGGTGAGGAATCAGAAGGAGTTCGTTTGTGGGCTTTTGGAAAGCAGGTCTACCAAAATCTTTTGAATGTAATGCTTGATCCTGATTATGGCGACATTACAGACATTAAGGAAGGTCATGATATTAAAGTGCGATGTTCTAAAGCTCCTGGGATGAAGTGGGCAACTACGGAAGTCCGTCCTCGTCCAAAATCAAATGCTTTGGGAACTGTAGACAATGTCAAACAGTGGACCGCAAGTATTCCGAACCTGGATGACATGTATCAACTTGAATCTTATGAAAAGTTGGAAAATATCGTCAATAATTGGCTTAATGATGGAACTGAAGAAACCGATGATAACGTCAGTACCACTACTCATCGAGAACAGTCTACTGCTAAATCAACAGATACTGGCAAGACTTTCAATAAAATCGACGATGCTTTTGCAGACTTAGAGAACTTTGATCTCTAGATTGTAAAAGCTGCAGATCTCAGATGCTATTTTGGGGGGCCTTCGGGTCCCCCTTTTTTTTGCCAAATAGCTTTGTACATGCTACTAAAGAGCGTTAATTTAACCTATCACTAATTTAAGGAAGAGGGTACCTGATGGCGAAGAAGAAAAATAGTAAAACTGAAGATACCAGTGACTTTACGGTCGACTTGATTAAGTCATTAAACAAGGAGCATGGCTCAAGGGTCGCTTATAACCTTGCTTACGACGAAAGTCCTACACACGTAAATCGTTGGATATCCACCGGTTCAAAACAGCTTGATTTTATGATAGCTAATCGAGAAAATGGTGGTTTACCAGAAGGTCGGATAGTTGAAATATTTGGTCCGCCATCAATCGGGAAATCCCACATTGCAATTCAAATTGCCCGGTCGACTCAAAAAATGGGTGGAATCGTAGTCTACATAGATACTGAAAATGCTACGAGTGTAGAAAACCTCGCAGCACTAGGTGTAGACATCCAAAAACGCTTTGTATATGTTGATACCCATTGTACTGAAGAAGTGCTCAGTATCGCAGAGAAGACTATCCTACGTGCAAAAGCGTTGCAGAAGAACGTTCCAATTACAATTATCTGGGATAGCGTTGCAGCTACTAGTCCGAAAGCAGAGTTGATTGGCGATTATGATAAAGAGACGATTGGCCTCCAGGCTCGAGTCATCTCGAAAGGGATGAGGAAAATCAATGGCGTAATTGCAAACGAAAACGTACTATTCGTTTGTCTTAATCAGATTAGAACGAAGATCGGTGTGATGTATGGAGACCCGACAACTACACCAGGTGGTAAAGCAATTCCTTTCCATTCATCTGTTCGTATTAAACTTGGTGCTGGACAACAAATCAAAGATAAGAAAGGAAATATCGTTGGAATCAATGTATCAGCTAAGACTATCAAAAATAAGGTTTCGCCTCCTTTTAGAACGTGTAATTTTGAAATCCACTTTGGGAAAGGCATCGTTGAACACGAACAGGCATTTGACGTATTGCGAAGATACTGTAAGGACAACGGCGGAGTTATTTATGAAAATGTGGAATGTAGTATTGATGGTACTGGTGCCTGGAAGTCATTGACGGTTGTTGATACAAAAACAGGCGAGCTCGTTGTCGAGAAAAAGTTTTATAAAGCAGATTTCAGTGAAGTCTGGAACAGTATTGAATATTCAAAATATGTGAACGTTATTTTTAACGCTGCTTTTAGGGACCTAATGGGCAATTCCACAGCAGCTGACTTAGATACCGAATCTTTCGAAGAGGTTCGGCAAGTTGCAATGGATATTATTGATGATGATTTTGTAAACCCGGAGTAGAAAAATGAAAACATTGCTTGTTGACGCTATGAACATATTTATTCGTTCTTATGTAGTCAATCCAACCATGAGTGATCACGGTCACCAATTTGGTGGAGCGCTTGGCTTTCTTAAAAGCGTAGGATCTTATTCTCGAAGATTTAACCCTGATCAAATTATTGTAATTTGGGAAGGTGGAGGATCCCCAAGAAGAAAGGCTTTGTTGCCTGAATATAAAGCTGGCAGAAAACCTATACGGCTTAACCGTTCAGAGATATACGAGGATATCCCAGATTCTCGTGAAAATTTTAATTATCAGGTCGCTGCAGCAACAAAACTCCTATCTTTTACTCCGATAAAACAAATGTATGTAAGTGACTGTGAAGCTGATGATATTATCGGTTATCTCTCAAAACATATTTTGAATGACGAAGTAATAATCGCTTCCAGCGATAAAGATTTTTATCAGCTTCTGACAGATAAAGTCTGCATGTATTCTCCAACAAGGAAAAAAATGATCACTGTTGATGATGTATTGGAGGAACACCAGATCCATCCGGAAAATTTTGCAACTGCCCGATCTTTTGTTGGAGATAATTCTGATAATATTGATGGCTTGAGAGGCGTGGGATTGAAGACCTTAGCAAAAAGGTTTCCAATGCTAAATAATTCTGAATTCGTATCGATCGACGACATAATT